TTCTACGACATGGTGCCAGAGAAATTTTTACTAGAGTTCTGTGAAGTAAAAAACAAAATCACAAAACACGTTTTTGAAAATTTTTTGCCGCCCAAAAATTTGAGATTTTTGACTTTGTTAACAAAGGTAGTCGAGGACGTTAATCAAAAAAAACTTAATATCGACATTGATGAATTCAAGCCGTTCCTTGCAGAGCATAAGGCAAGACAATGGAAAGAGAAAATCAACAATATATCACCATATATAAAATATGATATTTTTGGCACCAGAACTGGTAGACTGACGACAAAGAAGCATAGTTTCCCAGTTTTGACATTTCCAAAAAAATATCGCTCTATCATAAAGCCAAATAATGACCTATTTGTTGAGTTAGATTACAATGGAGCGGAGTTGAGAACACTATTGGCTCTATCAGATAGAAAGCAGCCATCGATGGATATTCATGAATGGAACAGAAGACACATATCTGGAAAGAAGATTCTTTCGCGTCAAGAAGTTAAGAACTCTATTTTCGCTTGGCTTTATAATTCTAAAAAACATCCAAACGAAGATAGTTTGATTAAAATGTATAACAAAGATAAGGTTTTAAAGGAATATTGGGACGGAGACACTGTAAGAACTTGTTTCAATAGAGAAATTTCAGCAGACCAACATCATGCACTAAATTATATTATTCAGAGTACTTGCGCTGATCTTATTTTACAAAAAATGATTAAAATATACGATATGTTGGAAGGTAAAAAATCGAACATTGCTTTTTGCGTACACGATAGCATAGTTATTGATTTACATGCTGACGACAAACATCTTATGAGTGACATCATAAATGAATTTTCAAATACAAGATTTGGAAGATTTAAAGCTAGTGTAAAGACTGGAAAAGATTTTGGGAATTTAAGGGAGCTTATATCGTAATGGATACTATTATTGGGCTAGGCTCAGCCGGCTGTAATATTGCTGACGAGTTTGCAAAACACAGTCAATATAAAATACTTAAAATTGACTGTGATTTGGAGGGTTTGAGACAAGATGGAATATACAGCATGCCATGGCAGGATAGTTCAGAGAGGTATGAGAAAAAATGTCCGGACCTAAGCAAGTTTTTTAAGGATGTGAAAGGAGAGGTGCTTTTTGTTGTAGGCGGGTCAGGACACATTTCTGGAGCCGCACTATCAATATTGGAGAAGTTAAAGCACTGCGATATAAATGTTTTATATATCAGACCAGATCTTAACTCTATCGCCATAACTAAGGTCAGGCAGGAGTGGGTTGTGTTTAACGTGCTTCAGGAATATGCTAGATCTGGCGCATTTAAACGAATTTATCTTGTCGGCAATTCAAAGGTAGAAGAACACGTGGGAGACATTCCAGTTATAGGCTATTATGATAAACTAAATGATATGATTGTGTCTTCACTGCACATGATAAATGTTTATAACCATATAGAGCCTGTTGTTGATACTTATTCCAAGCCACTCGCTGGTCGTAGAATTTCAACGATTGGTTTTTATGATACAGAAAATAATGAAAATAAATTATTTTATTTACTTGACAATGTTGGTGAAATACGCTATTATTATGCTATCAATAAAGAAAAGTTGGAAACTGATGGAGATGTTTTGAAGAAAATTAGAGAGCAAGTTAAAAGTGAAACAGAGACAAGCTATGGAATATTTTCAACAAATTATGAGCAGGATTATGTTTATACAGTTGCTTATTCATCAGAAATTCAGCGACAAAAAAGTGAAAAAAACACTTGACAAATAGAATTCATTGTGTTACTATGAATACAGCAGAATGAGAAATTGGTCATTCTGACTTTACTCAACAAAGGAGAAAATAATATGGGTATTGATATGGAAAAAATGCGCGCCCGCCGCGTAGCACTGGACAACAAAAATGGCAATCGAGAAGTATTTTGGAGGCCGCAAGATGGAGAAACGACGATTCGTATCGTTCCAACTTCTGATGGAGATCCCTTTAAGGATTATTGGTTTCACTACAACGTTGGAAATAATCCTGGCTTCTTGAGTCCAAAGAAAAACTTTGGAGAAGACGATGCTTTGGATAGCTTTGTCCGTAAACTTTATAAGGAGGGTACGGAGGATAGCATCAAGATGGCTAAGTCTTTGTCAGCTCGCCAGCGTTTCTTCGCTCCAGTCGTGGTTCGCGGAGAAGAAGACAAGGGTGTACGTATTTGGGGATTTGGCAAGATGGCTTACGAAAAGCTTCTTAATCTTGTTCTTAATCCTGAGTATGGGGACATTACAGACCATGAAACTGGAACGGATCTTGTGATTCGCTATGGTAAGCCCGCAGGAGCATCATTTCCTCAAACGGAAATTACTCCTCGTCGGCGTCCCTCTCCACTGTGCGAAGAAGAAGCACAATGCGCGGAGTGGTTAGACACTATTCCAGATCTGGATTCGCTCTTCGAGCGAAAATCCCCGGGAGAGGTTGAGACCATTCTTGACGAGTATTTGTCAGGAAACGTTGACGCTGATTCCTCTGATAATGTAGAGAAGTACAATACTGAATCTGGAGATTCGGTAGATAAAGCTTTTAGCGAGCTTCTTTCATAAGTTCTCTCTCACCCGCAGGGAGGCACGGGGTTACAGGTGTCTCAAACTAAAACAAAAGAAGGTTAAAAAATAATGAAAATTGCTACTGCTATTCTATTGACAACATTTATTGGCGGAGACATTAGTAATGTAAACGATGATGAAAAATTAGACATTTCTAATAACGTAGCTACGAAAGTTGCACTTCCGGCAATTGCAACACAAATCAATGCCATAGCGGCGGAAAATTCTGCTCGAGCGGTAATCAGAAATGAAATTATGGAGCGCATTGACAAAATATTCGAAAGTGAATTCGACGATAAACAAGTTGAGTCTGATAGTTCAACATCAGACACTCAAATCCCAGAAGGAGAGTAATAAGATTTAATTATGGCAAGAAAGACCAAAACTAAAGCAGGAAAACTTTCAATGTCAGATATGCGAAGCCTTATTAATAAGAAGGCTGGCATGTCCGTTGCACACGATTTAACAAGTGCTAATCCAACAGAAGTAAAGGATTGGATTCCAACCGGATCTCGTTGGCTAGATTCAATTGTTTGCCGCGGCAAGTTAACTGGTATACCAATAGGAAAGGTTGTTGAAGTTGCTGGTTTAGAATCAACTGGTAAGTCTTATATGGCTGCCCAGGTTGCTGCTAATGCTCAGAATATGGGCATTGATGTAATTTATTTTGATTCTGAATCTGCAATCGATCCAACGTTCCTTGAACGAACTGGTTGTGATTTGGAAAGCCTACTTTATGTCCAGGCACAGAGCGTCGAGTTCGTGCTCGAGACAATTGAAGATCTTCTTGCTAACAATGATAATCGCATGCTTTTCATTTGGGATAGTCTTGCTTTGACTCCCTCTGTTAGCGATGTTGAGGGCGATTTTAATCCTCTTTCTTCGATGGCAGTGAAAGCTCGTATTCTCGCAAAAGGGATGTCCAAGTTGACCGTTCCAATTGCAAATAGTCAATCGACATTTCTCGTTCTTAATCAACTTAAAACAAACATTACTAGAAGCCCTTCTGAAGCAATGGTAGAACCTTATATGACTCCTGGCGGAAAGGCTATGATTTATTCTTATTCTCTTCGCGTTTGGCTTACAGGGCGAAAAGCGAAGGCCAGTTTTGTACTTGATGAAAGAGGATTTAGAGTCGGAACAGAAATTAAAGCTACTCTCAAGAAAAGTCGTTTTGGAACTCAGGGCAGACAAGCAAGTTTTAAAATTTTATGGGGAGATGATATTGGTATTCAAGATGAAGAGAGTTGGTTCGAAGCCATCAAAGGATCGGAACACCTCAAACAAAGTGGAGCATGGTATTCGCTCCAGTACAAGGATGGCACAGAAGAAAAATTTCAGCCATCCAAGTGGAAAAATATGTTGACAAATGACAAATTTCGTGATAGAGTATTAGACATAATGGATGAAGAAGTCATCCTGAAATTTGACAAACGACAAGGCGAAGCAGCAGATTTTTATGATATCGAAAATGAAAATATCGAAGAAGACACAAAGCTACCTGTCGCTGGCCAAGAGAATGGCGCAGCAAAGCGATGAGAGTAGAACATGTCACGGTGCTGTTTTAGTAAAAGGCGGTAATATCATAAATGCCGCTCATAACAAATGGACCTACTCTTCTTTTGGCAAAAGATTTCGCGAGAGAAACAAAGGCATATCAACACTGCATGCCGAACTGGCAGCTGTTCTTAATTTGGACAGATCAATAACGCAGGGAACGGACATATATGTTGTTAGGGTTAACAGGGCCGGCCAGTTTAGAATGAGCAAACCTTGTTCTATGTGCGAGACAGCTTTAAAACATGTTGGAATAAAAAGGATATATTATACTACAAATGACGGCAATCTTGAATGTTATAAATTGTGATTCTAATTACAGTATGGAAGAAAGATTTTTAGAAGATCTTAAAGGGTGTTTCCCGAAAATGAAATTTAAACTCATTAACATAGATTTGCCTGGTCCGCTTTTTGATTGCACTGAGAGGCAAACGCTTAAGGCAGGGAGGAAAAAACTCAAATTATCTTGGAGTCCTCCATTATCAGAAATTAAAGATGAGAAATATTATCAACGTTTATTGGGAGATTGCATGGACGAAATTAACAAACTTTATCCAAAAAGAAGGTGGTTTTGAAAAGAGTATTAATAATTGATGCCCTCAATATATATTTGAGAGCTTATATATCAAACCCGTCGATTGCTTTGAATGGCGAACCAATTGGCGGTGCATTTGGGTTTCTTAAATCTCTTCAGAAGTATTGCAGAGAGATGAAACCTGATCATATTGTGGTCTGTTGGGATGGCCCTGATGGAAGCAGGAAAAGGAAGACAATGCACAAAGGCTATAAAGAGGGAAGAAAGCCTCTTCGTCTTAATAGAAGTGTGCGCACTATGTCTGAAGAAGAGGAACTAAATAATAAAGTATGGCAACAGCAGAGACTGATAACTTATCTCAATTGCCTTCCAGTTTCTCAGATTATGATCGAGAAAATTGAAGCAGATGACATCATTAGTTATGTCGCACAAATGCCTCATTTTAAAGACGCACAAAAAGTAATCATCTCCAGTGATAAGGACTTTTATCAACTTTGTAATGATAAAACAGTAGTCTACAGGCCGGTCCAAATTGAGTTTATAAACGTCAAAAGGTTGGTTGAGACGTTCGGTATCCACCCCAACAACTTCGCCCTCGCAAGGGCCATTTGCGGCGATAAGAGCGACAACCTAGACGGTGTTGGGGGGGCCGGTCTAAAGACCGTTGCCAAGCGGTTTCCGTTCCTCTCAGAGGCAAATACGCACGAGATAGGGACGCTCTTAAAGGCATGTGAAGGCGTCGAAAACCCCCTCAAAGTTCATCATAATATTTTGAGCGGAGAGAAGAAAATAATAAGAAATTATAAGATGATGCAGTTGTATACACCACTGGTTTCAGTGCAAGCAAGTCAAAAGATCAAGTATGCGATCAAAGAGATGACGCCAGAATTGAACAAGACTCAGTGTATCGGCTTGATGATTGAAGATGGAATTGGCGCATACGATTGGGCAGAGATGTTTGCAGCAATGAAAAGAATTTGCTTGACATCAAAAGAGAAATAATGTACTATACTGATATCGATGCGCCTGTAGTTCAGTAGGTTAGAACGCCACTCTTATAAGGTGGAAGTCCCTGGTTCAAGTCCAGGTGGGCGTACTAAAAAATGAGTAATTTATGACAAGAGAAGAGAGAGCAGATTTTTCAAAATACGGCAAAGACTTTCAAGAAAAGTTGTGCCAATTAATCCTGCAGGACAGAATGTTTTGCGATCAAATTGAAGAAGTTCTTGACATCCAATTTCTGGAATTAAAATATCTTCGTGTATTCGTTCAGAAGGTGCTGGCTTATAGAGAAAAATATAAAGTTCACCCAACAACCCGGACCATGCTTACACTTATGCGTTCTGAGCTAGACGATGAGAACGACGCAACACAAAAACAAGTAAGAGATTATTTCTCGAGAATTTATAAGTCTGATATGGAGGTGGAGGGGGAGGAATATATCAAAGATACTGCTCTCGATTTTTGCAAGAAGCAAGTATTGAAGGAGGCTATGCTTAAAAGCGTCGGGCTCCTTAAGAACTCTTCTTTTGATGAGATTTCGAGCACTATTAATGAGGCTCTTAAACTTGGCTGTGACAATAACTTTGGTTATGATTATCTTAAAGACTTTGAGCAGAGGTTTGAGATTAAAGCGAGAAACCCCGTATCAACAGGTTGGAAACACGTTGATGAATTAACAAAAGGGGGCCTAGGCAAAGGAGAACTTGGGGTTGTCATTGCTCCTACTGGAGCCGGGAAATCAATGGTTTTGGTTCATCTTGGGTCGCAAGCAATAAAAGATGGAAAAAATGTTGTCCATTACACTTTAGAATTATCCGATACTATGATAGCATTAAGGTATGACAGTTGCATAACTGAAGTTCTTCTTAAGGACTTGTTTGTCTTCAAAGAACACATTTATGAAAATGTTCAGGACCTTGAAGGAGGCTTGATTGTTAAAGAATACCCAACAAAATCTGCTTCCACGAGAACTTTGGAGAATCATCTTGAAAAATTACGACAACGCGATTTTAGGGTTGATATGATTATTGTCGATTACGGAGATCTTTTAAAACCAAATGTTATCCGTAAAGAGAAAAGAATGGAACTAGAATCTATTTATGAAGAGCTAAGAGCAATTGCTCAAAAAAATGATTGTCCAGTTTGGACAGCCTCGCAAACTAATAGGTCTGGATTGAATGCTGAAGTAATAACAATGGAATCGATTTCTGAAGCATTTAACAAATGTTTCGTTGCTGATTTTATCTTTTCTGTCTCGAGAACAATCGATGATAAGAATGCAAATACAGCAAGAATGTTTATTGCAAAAAATAGATTTGGCCCAGATGGATTGGTGTATCCTCTATTTATGGACACGTCAAATGTCAAGATTGAAGTGTTAGAGCCAACAGGAGAAACAGTTAACGATATTATCGTAAAGACTGCTAAAGAACAGGCAGAACTTTTGAAAGAAAAATATAAAGAATTTAAAAATGGTAGAGGCAGCAAAGATGTACAGTGAAGAAGAAGTTAAAAAAGCTACGTTAGAATATTTTAATAATGACCAATTAGCTACAAATGTTTGGATGACAAAGTATGCCTTAAAGAATAAGAAAGGCGAGTTTGTCGAACAAACTCCTAACGACATGCACAATCGACTGGCTGAAGAATTTGCAAGGATGGAAGAAAAATTTGGAGGCAAGAGTGCCCTTTCGAAAGATAAGATTTACGAACTGCTGAAAAATTTTAAACATGTTGTTCCGCAGGGTTCGCCGATGATGGGGATTGGGAATGACTATGTTAATGTATCTCTGTCCAATTGTGTCGTTGTAGATTCACCGAAAGACAACATTTCCTCAATTGTCGATTCAGGCAAATACCTTGCTAACTTGTTTAAGCGTCGTTGCGGTGTTGGTCTTGACATTTCTGAACTTCGTCCCGAGGATGCTTCTGTAAACAATTCTGCTGGAACTACAACCGGTGCATGGTCTTTTGCTGATTTCTATTCTTACGTTTGTCGTATGATTGGCCAGAATGGCCGAAGAGGCGCCCTAATGATTACGATGGATGTCAAACATCCAGATATCGAACAATTTGTGGCTATGAAACATGATC